AAACATCGCGGAGTGGAGCAGTTGGTAGCTCGTTGGGCTCATAACCCAAAGGTCGTCTGTTCGAGTCAGGCCTCCGCAACAATAAGAGGATAAGCAGCTAAAATTTAGTTACTTATCCTCTTTGAGGTTTACCCTCAGACTCATAATTAACTCGATTATTCACGCGTACACTTCATGCTCTTCGCAAGAAATGTACAAAAAAAATGTTGCCTACACGAAAACAAACGGGCACTTCGCTGCTCGGCTACTCGCTGCCCACCCTGCACACGGGCAAAACATGGTATGTGGACTTCCGCGCATTGGACCCGCTTGACGGGAAGATGAAGCGCAAGAAGTACATGCTTGACGGCATTGCCAAAATATCTGACCGCCGCCGGCGTGCCGTCCAGCTCATCGCCGTGCTCTCCCAGCGTCTGGTTGCCGGATGGAACCCTTGGAACGACTCCACCAACGAGCGCCACTTCACGAAGTATCATAATGTACTTGACTTGTACACTAAATATCTCACGAAGCTTCAATCCACCGGCGTGATGAAGCAGAAGACTTTCTACGACTACCAGTCCCGCCTGAAGGTGCTACGCGAGTACAACGATGCCCGTGCGCATCCCATCGGTGCTATCTGTGAGTTTGACCAGGGTTACATCAGCGACTTCCTCGACTACGTGCTGCTTGACCGTGATTCCTCCGCCCGCACCCGTAACAACTACCGCACCTGGCTCAGCGCTTTCTGTTCCTGGTTGGCGGAGAAACGGTTTATCGATGCGAACCCTGTGGAGAGCATTCGCTCGCTGGCCGAAGAGCCGAAGCGCCGCAGCGCCCTCACTGCTGACCACTTGCGCAAGTTGCAGTCCTATCTGAAGGAGACCGACCCCCATTACTTGCTGGCCTGCATGATGGAGTACTACACCTTTATCCGTCCGGACGAATTGAGTCACATCCGCCTGTGCGACATCAGCGTGTCGGACCAGCGGGTGTTCGTGAGCAGCGCCATCTCTAAGAACAGGCGGGACGGCATGGTGGGCCTTAATGACCGCCTGCTGAAGATGATGCTGGACTTGGGCGTCTTTGGCTCGCCCAGTCATTACTACCTCTTTGGCAAGGGCTTTAAGCCGAGTGAAGAGCGTGCCGACTCCCGTATCTTCAGAGATGAGTTCGTGAAGGTGCGGCTGGCGCTGCACTTCCCCGACTGCTATCAGTTCTATTCACTGAAGGACTCGGGCATTCGTGACTTGGCCAATGCGGAGGGCATCGTGGTGGCTCGTGACCAGGCACGGCACACCGACATCAGTACCACGAATAAGTATCTGAAGGGTGACGCCATGACTGTCCACGAGGGCACGAAGCACTTTGAGGGGCTGCTTTAGTGACTTGCAAATGACTTTTTACAAGTCACTCGTTATTTTGCGAAGCTGCTCCACCAGTTTGTCGAGGGTGTCTTGATCGATGTTGTTGATGGCTTGGTCTCCCACTTCGATGTCGTATTGGTTGCGCTGGCGCTTGCCGTCCACGTAGACGGTCTGTACGGTGATGGTAATCATTTCAGACCCCCTTTCTTACAAAGGTTAATTGAGTATACGAACCACGCGAGTCGGACGAGCAAGGAGACAAGCCCCGCCTCGATGCCGGTCAGGGCTATAAATGATATTACTGCATTCACGAGCAGGACGCTCTGGCGGTTGTTCACGGTTGCCTCGAAGAGGTTTGACATGGTTTTGTTCTCACGGTTGAGCCATGCATTGATGGCGGTTTCTGCCTTGGCAGATGTTAAAGCTGTTGCTTTCATTTTAATTGATTGTTTGGCGTTTCGGCATTCCGTTTGGACCAAAGAGAAACGGCCGTCGTCTCCCTTATGTCGCCAAACAATCAATGTACTACCGCCGGAGCAATATCACATTAGGGATAGACAGCCGTTTATCTTATTGGTATAGATATACGTCTATTATGTCAATGGGCATAAAAAAAGCTCATCTTAAAATGAGCAAATGACCGATGCTCTACGGTAATGTTATCATTAATTGTTTGGCACTACAAATGTAAGGACTTTTTTTGTAACCACCAAACAAATTAGAATAAAAATATCTCCATCCAATAAAAATTATTATCTCTTGATGACCATACCTGTGATTCGAATGATATTTCTATCCTTGATTCTGTCGTAATTGATCTTGAAGTTCACGATACCATCTTGGAGAATTTTGCTGATTTGATAAAATAATATAGAAAATATTGTAATATATATAAAGGTATCGGCAGCCATTGCCTACAAAGGCTACGACTGCCGGCTCCAATCACTTCTGATATATGTTAAGGAACTTCTACCTTATTTATGGGATTCTGCTTTAACCACTGCAAAGGTACGCATATTTCTGAGATACGCAATAGTTAGGCCTTTAAAAAAAGTAAAGGGTCGTCTCGCGACGCCCCAATTACCCAAAAGTCAAATTTATTTAATTCATGGCAAAATTAGTAATTAAATTTAGAATATTGACTATTTCTCTAATAAAAAATATAATAATTAATCAAAAACTGTCCTCTCCCACTGCATAGAACTCCCCCTCGCACACTTTGCTTTTACCGTTTGCATGGATGGTGTATTTGAGTTGTTTGCAGTAATACTCCTTATTATTAATGACGAATATGGTTTTTGGGTCCAAAATCCGGTTCGTGATGAATGAGATGGTGTACTTCACCTTTGTGTTCACTTTCTTATTTTTAGAGTACACCCTCTCGTACAACCCCTTCTCTCCTTTCAGCGCCAGCGTTAAGCTGTCGTTCGCGTGAATATGCGACCTATACGGTACACCTGTACTCCCGCTGAAGTAGCTCGACTCACTGTAGCCTGCGCCGTCAATCCATGATTGCACGCTATATTTACCAGCTACGGCCTTGCCGAATCTATCCCAACAAGGTTGCACGCCTGCGTTAATGGCTATCTGGAAGAAACTCGGTGTTTCTTCTTCTTCAAGTCCATTCTCCAAGGCATCGAGCAGCGTCTGTTCTTCTTCATCTTCATCCTCTGTGCTTGTCGTATCAATATCTCTTACGAATTCGCTCATCGCCCCATCAACCGTTAGATTTGCCGTATTTGCTGGTATGAATCCCAGTTCCACCTTATCTTCGTCCTCGGCTTCTTCGTCTACGATATCGCCCATGCGGTTGAACACCACCTCAGCACGATAGTGAAGTCCGTTATCCAAGTCCTTTTTGTACGGGATGTATTCTATCTCATCACCTTTCACCCTGTGGATGTAAAATTTGTTGTAATATTCCTCACTGAATGACTTCTCTACCAGCGTTTCGAACTCGTCCCACTCCACCGTCTCGCATTTGTCTACCACTTCTTTTTTCGCCCTGCGATAAATGTTGCTATAGTTGCTGCCATACGCCACGTTCGTGTAGTTCATGTTCACGGTGTCCTCGTTGTCGTACTCCTTTTTGAACTCCTCCATCACCTCGGTGATATATGTTTTCGGCTTGTTATCATAGAAGGTATTGACGTTATATATGTTCACTACCTTGCGGATGGAGTCTGCCGACAACACGCAGTTGAAGAATTTCTCGCACTCTTCGATGAAGTCCTCGCGTGTCATATCCGGCGCCATCTTGTTGAAAGGTTTATCTTTGTAGCTGTTCAAGAAGAACACTCTGCAGAATAGCTCTGTTTGTGTCAATTGGTTGTAGCCAACCTTGTAACCCAGACTCTCGATGACCTTCTCCAGGATATATAATACATATGGCTGTGGATTCGGCTCCGAGCTTGCGTGCATTGTCTGCGCGCCGTAGGATGACGGCGGGAAGAAATTATTCGTATTCTTTGCGCTGATAGCCGTGCTCTCGATGAATTTGTTTCGTACCGGACAAATAGCTACCGGACTCTCAGGATAATACTTCTCTATGGCTGCATTCGCTTCTTCGCGAGTCATGGCCACTTCGCCTAAGTCAAAATCCCGTATACTCTCGTCGTCGCCCATCAGGTAATTGATATCTGAGTTATCCGCTACCAATTGGATGTCTACCTTGTTCTCGTCCATACTCAACACTATCTCTGTGCCCTCAATTACTTTTTCTCCGTCGCAAATCATTAATGCGGTACGATTTTCGGGGCGTTTGGTCACGTCCATACGGTTGATGTGCTGGTATATTCTTCGGTTCTTCGGATCCTTTAGGTCTATCTCTATCTCGAATGTGTAATCGCCGTTTTTGGTAAAGAACGGATTACACCGGTATAATTCCAGCTCCATATCTGCCGGCAGACTAACCTCTTGTTTGTCTATAAATAAGCGTGTCATCTCGATGCGTTATTCGTTAATGTTTGATTTAGTTTCTGAGCTTCGTTAATACCGTACTTACCACTCACCCTTGTATAAGCGAAAATCGGCTCCTCTAGTCTCTTTTTCATCTCCGCAATCGTGCTTCTGCACTCCGCCAGGAGTGCTTTCATCTCCGGGTCGGTTGTCTGCACCACGCTGACCGTGCCTTGTGTGGCGGTCTGTTGTCCTGGCAGCACGCGGGAGATGTCCGCTGCCGTGAGGCTGCCGATGGTGTTCTGCTTCTGAGCCACGTTAATGAGGTCCAGGATAGGGCGCACCTGCGGGTTAGCCACGGCGAAGCGGTTCGCCACGAACTCGTTGGAGTGGACGATGCCCTGCGGCTCGTCCCATTCTCCGCTGCCTGTGTAGCCACCGGTGTAGAAGTTCTTTTTCACGAGTCCCTTGACCACGGCGAACGATGCGGCGAGCGCTGCATTCTGGGCTGCTGCCTTGGCAATACCGATAAAAGAGAGCGGGGCTGATGCTGCGGCATTCTTCATCGTAATCTCTGCCATACTCATCTGCAGCGTTTTCTCCAGGGCGTCGAGGGCGAGAAGCAGCGTTTCTCTTGTGAAGCTTTTGAAGGTTAGCTCGCCCTCGGCGGCCATTTCTCCTAGACTCTCGGCATATTCTGTGGCCATAGACTCCAGACTTTTGGCGTATTCCTCTTGTTTCTTTTTGTCCTCTTCCTCCTTGGACTGCTTCTTTTCAAAGCTCTTTTCGAGTTCGCTGACTTCTTCTTGGTGAATTTTATTCAGGAAGTTCTTGCGCTGCTCTTCGGATAACTGCTCATCCTCGGACATTGACTTCAGGTAATTCGCCTTTAACTGTTTCACGCTCTCGTTGTACTCGGCCAGTGAAATCAAGCCGTCCACATATTTGCGCATCTGGTTCTCGTTCTCGAGCTGGAACTGCTTCTCCTGCTCGCTGAGGTAGGTGGCCTGCTGCTTTTTCTGATTCTCCTCGGCGGTCTTGCGGTCGTTCGCGTCCTCCTTCTCGCACTCCTGGTGGAACTTGATTTTGGCCTGCATAATCTTCTCCTGAATCTGCGCCCTCTGGTCCTCCTCCAGTCCGGCAATGCCGAGCTGGCGTTCCAGATGCTGGCGCTCCAGGTCCTCGGCGAAGCGGTTATACTCCTCGGTGCTCATCAGCGAATCATTCAGATACTGTTCCTGGAGCTCCTTCAGTTCGGTGTAGTACTGCGCTTTCTCCGCCTTTAACTCGGCTTGTATGCGCTTATTACGAGCCTTGTCGCTCTCCGTCTCGCCCTCGTCATCGTCCTCATCGCCTGTGTAGATAACGGGGGTGGTGCCACCGGAGCTCGTGCCACCGGCCTCTACCGTCACCTCCGGCGTCTTGACCACCAGCGAGCCGAATTTGTCCTCGATAGCCTTGATTTCGTCGTACTCCTTTGTTGCCGCCTTGATGTATTCCGCGAGCGGTTTTGAGACCTCCGTCATATCGCCTACGTCTATCTTATACTGCTTCATGAGCGCGGAAGTCAGCGACTTCTGGATATTCTCTCGGGACGCCCCCTTCTCCAGCCCCTCGTTCACCACCTCGATGGTCTTTGCCCGGATGGTCTCGGCAGACTTGCCGCTCACGTGCTTGTTCAGTTCAGTGCTGTAGTCCTGCATGGCGTCGGCCTTATCATCGAGGTATTTGTTACGCACCGCTCCGGTTGATTCTTCCATCTTCTCCTGCGCCAGTTTGTTCTGAATGGCCAGCGCTGCCTGATTATATGCTGCCGCCAGTTCTTGCACGGTAGACTTCTCCGTCAAGAGGTGTCCGATGTACTCTCCGTATCGTTTGTTGAACTCTTCGATGAGATTCTTGCGCTCTTGTGTGCCCTCGTTGGCTTTCTTGATTTTTTTCACGAGGTCTTGCAGCTCGGTCTGCTCCTTCAAGTTCTCTTTGCTGAATTCCTTCATCTCTTTGTTGGCGCTCCGGATGTGGCTCACCCAACCGTATACCGCCAGTCCTGCGGCTGCAATGGCGGACGCCCACATGGTTATAGGATTCGTGACCAGTAGGCTGCCGAATGCTTTCAGCGCGGTCCATGCCTCTTTGATACGACCTGTCAGCAGCAGCGTCACGGACGCCGACAGTTGTGTGACCGCTATCATCAGCTTCTGTTTGGCAGTGGTAGCCACCAACACGTCCGCATACTTAGCGGTCAGGTTCGCCGCCATCTGAGTCTGTCCGTTGAACCGAAGCAGTGCGGCGTGATGGAGGACGTGGAGCTGCGTGGCCAGTTTGAGCGCAGCCGCTTTCGCTTTCATCACGGTGTTCCATGCTGTGGCTGTCTGCGTGGCCACCACCAGCGCCGCTGTTGTGGCGATGATGCCCTCTCTGTTCTCTGCCACGAACTTCAGCAGCGATGTGAGCAGTACGATGAACTTGCTGGTCAGGTGCAGTCCGTTCTGCATGATAGGGCTCAGTTTCTCGCCCAGTTCTACGGAGAGGTCATTGAAGCGCTTTTTGGCCTTGTCAAGACCGCCCTGTACGGTATTGTTCTGTACGTTGAATTCGTCGATGATGCTGGTGCCCTCTTGGTAGGCCTTATTCGCCAGTTCTTGCCGGGCGCGTATCTCGTCTGCCTTGCCCGCCAGTACGGAGAGTACGGTGGAGACACCGGCGCCCTCGGTCTTTAGGTCGCCGAAAATGGGGGCGAGGTCTGCCAGGCCGCCCTTCTTGCTCAGGCCTTCGGCAAACTGGAGCACGGCTTCGTTGGCGTCAGTTTTCAGCAATTCGGTGAATTTCTCCAGGTCGAGACCTGCCGCGTTGGCAAACAGGCTGGTCTTGGTGAACATCTTCATGAGGATTTTTTGGTAGGCGGTCGCGGATGTTTCGTCCTGCAGCATATTCTCGTCCATCGAGGCTGCGAAGCCCAGAATGTCCGCCTGCGATATCTTTGCCTGGTTGGCTACGGCCGCCACTCGTGCGGTGAAGTCCACGAGGAAGCCCTCGGACGCCGAGCAGTTCTGCGCCACCTCGTTGATGGCTGAGCCTGTTGCCAGCATGGCGCCACGCAGGCCCATCGTTTTGTCCTCGCCGAACATCATGGCCAGCTTGCCGATGTTCTTCACGGCGTTGTCGCCCAACTCATCGCCCAGTGATACATTGATTTTGTCCGCCGCGTCCACGAATTCCAGTACGGCTTCTTTGCTTTGGATGCCCAGTCGTCCGGCGTCTCCTGCCAGTGCGTTCAGTTTCTCGCGTGAGGTGCGAGTGTCCATCGCCTTAAAGGCATCGTTCAGGTCTCTCACCTGTTCGGTGGTCATGCCGGTATATTTGGTCACTTGGGCCATTGCCTCTTCCATGTCAGCGTAGGCTGTCACGTTCTTGTTAACAAAAGAATTGATTTGCCCTATTGCATCTTCTGCTATCGAATAAAATCCAAACCATTTGTTAAATCCATCGGCTAATTCATCAATGAAATTTTTCCCCGTTGGCGTCATTTCATCTTTCAACTCCGCCAGTTCCTCTTTCACTTTTTTCGCTGCCGCTTGATAATAATTCCATTCCTCGCTGCCTCTGATGATTTTCCCGGACCCTAATTCTCTATTTATTTCTTTTAAAGCCCTTTGTAGTTCTTTTGGCGTATACGAATTAATGTTAGCCAACATGTAGCTGGTATTTCTCAGTGCGGTTTGTACGTTTTTGAGTTCTTGTTCCGCGTCTCTTAAACTTTTTTTCAGCCCATCCGCTTTCATTTTGTCGCCAGCTTCTTCGGCCTCCTTGATCTTCCTCTTCAGGCCGTCGATGGTATCTGTCAACTCAATCACTTTACGATGAGCTTGTTCGCCATTTAAAGTGACCTTTATTTCTGCTTCTTCTAAGATTTTCGACATCGCAATTTTTGTTTTTATTCAAATTTACCCGCTTTGCCAATATCTTAAAAAGACTGCGTCAATTCATGAATCCAGGTCTATTGTTTTTTCTTCTAGATTTATTGCCCTTATTGTTTGACAATATCATCACTAACACGAATATGAATAATATTATATTTATCATAGGTCCTTAATTTTATCGGTACGCTGCAAATATAATAGTTTCATCCAACAAAATCAAGAATCGTAAAGAAATATTTGGCTCGAAGTCGATTTCGTTACCAAGAGAGGATGTTATATTGCAACCCGATGCCGATGTACGGGCCTTTCGCTCCATAGCCCGCCGCGATGCCCGCTCCCCAGGGGCGCTTTTTAACGATTGTTTTAGTCACAACGCTTTGACGGATGTCGATGCTATCCAGTTTCGCCTCGTAGCCGCTCACCCACGCGTGGTAGTTCGGTGTGGCGTATTCCACTTGCTGGATGGGGATGTAGACCGTATCGTGCACGGTGTCTGCTGGGATGGCCTTGTAGCGTATGATTCGCTGCGTGACGGGCTGCATCACCGTGTCCCGCACCATCATAAAAACGGTATCGCACCGTGCCGCTCCCTGCCTCTCGGCAGCCGCATTGCCGGCGCGATACCACCATTTTAAAACTACAAATGTGGAAACCACGAAAACAACATAGATTATGAGATTCGCTTTATAACCCTTCATATATATTCATTCACTAAACCAAATCAAAACCATCCTCTACATCATCCATTACCGCCGCGATGCCGTTCTCGTGATGGCTTATTGCTGCTGCCAGCTGCACAAGCGTCGCACGGTCGTTCGGATCCACCGGATAGCTATCCGGCACTTGCATATCCTGGCACACTGCCCGGATGTAGGCGGCTGTGTCGTTCTCGGCTGGTGGCGCCCAGCGTGTAATCATCTCCTTGACAGTAATACACCCATGCAGGAAGCGGTAGGTGCGCAGTGTCTTGATGATAGCCCTGTAACCGTATGCCATAGAGCGGAATGTCACGAATTCCTTATCCGTCTGTTTGTCCGCCATGCCGACCCATACCTGATTGCTCCGGCGGATGTTGCCCGGATTGTTGTTGCGCAGTCCGCGCGGAGTATTATTCTTTGTTGCCATCGTTCTTTGCTGTTTTTGTTATTTTATCTATTACCCCGTTCACTCTGGCGTTCGCGTAGATGCTGATACCGAATATGGACCCGGCATAGATGAGCGTCTGAGCGAAGTACCAGAGCACACTGTCGTGTATCTGTCCGGTAGGTTCCACGACGAAGCCCGCTACGGAGAGTGCCACGCCGCTGGCCAGCATCGCAATGGCTGTGTAAACCTGAATATTTTCTTTAACGGTTGTTCGCATATCTTTTTTATTCAAAGGTATAATGTTGGTTGAATGCTGAAAAAGACAGCACACATTGTCTTTTATTCCTGGAGTGGTTCGCAGTATCTTTGCTGCGTTTTTAAAGGATAAATATTATGCCCACCCTCACCCAAACCCGTATCTACACCCAGCTAAAGGACCTGCTCAACGTGGTGGTCCTCGTGAGTAGCGACTTGCCGAAGTCGCACCGGTACGTTATAGGTGCGAAGATGCAGGAACTCGCCATTGATATGAACCTGACTTACGCCAAGGCATATCTGACGCGGGGCGCCGGCTGCATCGCCCTGATGGATGCGCTGCTCGCCGATTACAGTACGCTGCGCATCCTCGTCACGCTGGCGGTGGAGAATGGGTGGTTAAAGGGTCGCAAGCGAGCGGCGCGCCTCATAGAGTTAATGGACGGCATCGGCAAGCAGGCATCCGCATTAAGAGGCTCCTTCGCCCGCACTTACGCGAAGGAGTGCAAGCAAAGCATTATCGGCCACGACTGATGATGAGAAGCGTTTCTTATGATATGGGAGCCCAGCCATCATTTATGGCGAAGAACAAGAAATGGGCTCACTCAACCGAGAACGGTACGAACAACGCGTGGAATCAGAGTTTCAACGCGAACAACGGCAACCTGAACAACAACAATAAGGTCAACAACAAGATTCGGGTTCGTCCGGTCTCCGCACAACTGAAGTAACGCTATGGTGGAATTGATGGATATGGTGGATGCGTATCACGATTGCCTGCGCCACAAGCGCGGCACCGTCAGCGCTATGGAGTTCTCGCTTAATTGGATGAGCGAATGTGTCTCACTGACCGAAAGCGTGAACGCCCGTACGTATCAGCCTACCCGCAGTATCTGCTTTGTCGTTACCCGCCCTAAGCTCCGTGAGGTGTTCGCCGCCTCGTTCCGTGACCGTGTCATTCATCACTACATCGCCCTGCGCCTGGACCCACTCTTCGAGCAAGTATTCTCCGAGCGCGCCTTCAACTGCCGCAAGGGCAAGGGTCAGCTCTATGGCGTGCGCCGCCTTGCCGACGACCTCTACACGTGCTCCGCTGGCTACACCCGTGATTGCTGGGTGATGAAACTCGATTTGCAGGGCTTCTTCATGTCGATAGACCGCCGGCTGATGGCCGAGCGTATTGACCGCTTCGTCTGCGAGCGCTACGACGGCGACGACAAAGACGATTTGCGCTACCTATGCCGCACCGTGGTGCTCCATGAACCGCAGACCGACTGCGTGAAGAAGAGCCCGCAGGCACTCTTCGACGCCTTGCCCGACCACAAGACGCTGTTCCGTAACGAGCGCGGGAAGGGCATCGCCATCGGTAACCTCTTCTCTCAAATCTTCGCCAACTACTACCTGAATGATTTGGACTGGTTCGTTGACACCATCACGCCCTATCATGGGCGATACGTGGATGACTTCTATTTGATTCACGCCGACAAGCAGACGCTGCTCGATGCGATACCTAAGATTCGCACGGAACTCGCCAAACTGCGCCTCTCGCTCAACGAAAAGAAATTCTACTTGCAACATTACAAGAAAGGCGTGAAGTTCACGGGTGCTGTTGTGCTGCCCGGTCGCTCGTATTGCGCCAACCGCACGGTAGGCGGATTCGTGAACGCTATCCACCGCCTGAACAAGGCGCACACGCTCGCGCAAATCAAGCACGCCGTGCAGTCTGTCAACTCTTATCTGGGCTTCCTCCGCCAGCATGATGGCTATGCCATCCGCAGGAAGTACCTTGCTACGCTGGAATCACGATTGTTTAACTATTTATATATAAAAGGTAATTATGAATCTATTGTTATTAAAAAGCAATACCGACGACTCGGAATTGATTGAGTTTATGCACCTTGTCTTCGGGAAGTACAAAGTTATCGAAATTAAGGAGGTGAACGCCTATAATGTCTACATCTCGCTCTCGCAGTCCGATGAGTCCGACCACGGCGAGCAAGACGAGCAGGACTACCCGTACTAAGAAGCAAAAGTTTAAGATTTTTAAGCAGTCTGTGCCCTATCATTGATATGCGGAGACCGGACGAACCCGAAACTTGCGGTCGACCTTATTGTAGTTGCTCAGGTAGCCGTTGTACGCGATGAAACTCTGACCCCACGCGTTGTACGTACCGTTCTCGGTGGATGACCAATGAGTCTCCTTAGTTATCTGCGTCGCTCCGTCAATTAGTGATAACGCATAGTTAATGCGGTCTACGTTGCACTTAATCATATTCAACTCACCCGCAGACGGAAGCCACCATTTGCCTGCTGCGATACCGGCGCCGCTATCGCTGACCTTGGAATACGCCGCACAATAACCAGGCGCATACGTGGCTCCATTACATTCTGCGTGCTGAATCTGTGCTTTTGTGTTCTCTTCGCCGCTCCAATCCTTGATAGCCTCTTTTCGACTACCTGCACTTACACCTCCGTACGTGCTGTAGGCTGACGCAAACGCCAGTTTCTCCGGAGCCTCGTCCAACGCCACCACCAGATGCTTGTCACCCTCGCACACCACCACGCCCACGGCGGTGAACGCCGTAGGGTTCGACTTCCAGTACTCCAACGATACCATACGACCGTCGGTAGTGAGGATGGATATATTGTTGTACATATGAAAGTAATTCGTGCCGTCCTTTACGTAACTTTTCAGGTTTTCGCCCGTGATGCGCTGCATCGCTCCTGTCGAGGCGTCCGTCATCAGGAAGTTCGAGTTGATAGTTGGTGACGTGACGAGTGTTACCGCGTTTGCTTTTTTCGTATCTGCCATATTTCTTGAATTTAATCGTTAAACTATTATATAATAAGTATAGGTGATGCCCTTTGGGTGCACCCCTATTAGCCGCGCCACTCGACCGCAGTCTATCGTTGCCGAAGCAGCGGAACTGTTCACCGCCGGGTCGCTGATAAAGCGTACTGTGCTGCTCGCTCCTTTGAGAGTGACGGTGGACACCACACGTGTCATCATAGGGAACCACAACACATACTCTCGGGATGCGCCCTCTGCCAGCGCAGGGAAGGTCAGCGTGCCGTCCACCTCCAGCAGGTTGAGCAACGCTGCCTTGTCCGTTCCGTCCGTGCCGTAACCGAGGTTCAACACTTCGGCAGTAATCTCACCTCGGACCGTCACGTTGTCGAAGGTGCCCGACTTGCACTCCACTTCGCCTTTCTCGGCGCGGAACACCATGTTGCCGCTTTCGTCCATCATGTACACCCCGTCCGTGATGAGCGCCTTGCTCGACACGTAGCCCAGGTCATCGAACAACGTCCACTTCGTATTGGATGCCGACGGCTCTCCGAGCTCCGCTTTCGTGCCGGTGACGGTGGGCTTCCAGTACTGACCGCCGTGGCGTACCACGTGGTAGGAAGTCTCTCCGTCCGCTCCGCTCAGGAATGTGAACGTGCTGGCGTAGACGCTCCACAACTGCCCGCCTTGGAAGGTGCCGTTATTCGAGCGCATACCCGTGACGCAGGGTGTGGTGGCGGTCCATGCCGTGCCCGTGCTCCAGTGCGTGCGGGTGTAACTCCACACATACGGCTTGTCCGCTGTCGGCGACACTGCCGAGGTGCTCCAGATGGACGATGATGGAGGCGTAGCCGGGTCGCTTGGTACCGTGGGCGCAGTCTGTCCGTAGGCGCTTGCCGCCCAGTAGGTGAACTGCTCCGAGATGCCTCGCCCGTCCTCGCCCTTGCGCTGGTACTTGACTGCTCCATTTGCGCTGTAACTTGCCATGCTTAGAAGTCTTGTGAGGTGATTACTATGGTCAAGTCACCGCCGCCACCGTTGATACAGTCGGTCTCGGTGACGGTGAAGGTACTCACGCCACTGGCGCTATTGATAATCAAGCCCACGGCGTTCATCGCCACAAAGTCGAAGAGCGGCTGCGTCGCGATGGCGGCGTTCGTGCTGCGGTTCACTATCTTCGGGGCGTAGACCACCGTACCGCCGGTGCCCTCCTCGATGGTCTCGTCCGAGGGTGTCGGATTCGGCTGAATCATATACGGGTCGCTGGCGTCCATCACGCCCTGTGTGTCCTGCCCGAAAGCGTCCTCCGAGCCATTGAAGAACGCCTCCACCTTGAACTCGGCATACGTTTCGATGTCTGCCTCCTTCACCGTGTAGGTCTGCGCCGTGTCGCTCAGTCCCGTGATTTGCTCCCACGCTGTGCCGGTCATCTTGTACCACTTGTACGTCAGCCCGCTGGTCAGTTCCGCTCCGTCCTGATAGGTCATGGCCTTCAGCACGCAAGTACTGCCGGTGCCCGACTTGCCCGTGATGACGAAGTTGTTGGAGTCACCCGCCACGATGGTCACGCGGTTGGAAGTGCCGCTCTTCTGCTGTATCTTGATGGTATACGTAGCCTGCAGCTGGTCGCTCTGTGAGCCGCTCACCACGGTAGCCACCGCCTTGATGACGCAGGACGCATAGCCAGCGGCTTCCGCTAAGTTCTTGTTGATGACAAGCCGCTGGCGAGGTGTCGTGCCGCCGGATGATCCGATACTGAACAGTCCCGCATATACGCCCGTAGAGGTCGTACCGGAGAACGTGATTTCGACGTCATTCATGTACCACCGTATCTGCGAATTGCTGATGGCCACTTCGCCAGTCGCCGTGCGGGACGAGATGCATACGAACTCCAGATAAGGCTTCTCGCTGTAGCTGGCCCAGTCCGGTGTGATGGTGTAAGCTCCGCTACCCATGTCGGTGTACTCCTGGTAGAGGTCGCCGTAAGGAGTGACAATGGTCGCCATGAAGGTACCCGACTTTTTCAGGTACTTGGCATATCTTGAAGCGCTACTCGTACTCATTCCTCGTCCTCCTTCTCGTTATTCTCTGCGGGTTCCGTCTGAGCCGGCTCATCGCTGGATTCCTCCGTGCTTTCCGCATCCGGTTCTGCCGCCGTATCATCATCCACAAAGCGCTGGTCCAAAGCGGTGGGCAGTTCCCGCAGTGTTGTGCCGTCCTGCTCCTCCTTGGCCTCGTAGACCGTAAGCAGCAGTCCGCCAACCTGTTCTGCCACCTCCTGCACAAATTGTTTGTAGGTGTCAGCGTAGGCTGTGCCGCCTCCCGTCTGGAACTTGATGCCGAGTTCGTTGCCGAGCCACATCAAATCCGATTGGAAGATGATGTAATTGCCATCCTTCAGTTGGTTTCGCCAGCCCTTGCTCATGAAAGTGAACACCTTTTTGTTCACCTTCGCATAATAGTTAATTGTTGCCATATCTCATATTATTTTAGTTGATGACTAATATCGCTCCATCCGAATCCACCAGTACTTTGCCGTCCGAGTCTGCCCACGGCGCCAGTGGTCCGCGGTCCAGCAGTTCCACGCCGAGCACGCAGCCGTAGGCCGTGCTGATGAAGTCCGTACTCAATGTGCACGGCGCTCCGTAGCCTCTCACCGTGCTGGGCTTCGCTGTGCCTGCCGCCGTCTGTGCGTCGCTATAGAAGATAGCCTGATACACCTTCGCCCACGTGGCGGAGTCTATCACGCCCTTGGCGTCCTGTACAATGAGGTCCACCTGCATCTTCTGCAGACCCACCGGAATGTTCAGTGGCACGCCCGTGATGGTCGCTTCCACTTCGGGAATGCGGCGGGTGAACGTCACACTCTTGGCCGGCGAAGCGCTATCCAGTTCGATGCTCGATGGGTTGCCTCCTTCATCGTACTTCGCCCGACATCGCAGGATGAACGTCTGCCCCATCAGTGTTTGGTCTACCGTACAGTAGGTCTTGTCTGCGCTCACTTTGACGAAGTAGTCCAGGTTGCTGCTCCCGATGTCCGTGTAAGACTTGCCGTCGCGCGAGATGTCCCATACGAACTCGCGCATGGCGGTCGGGCAGACGCCGCCGTCCACATAAAGTTGTGCGGTCACCTTCGCCGTGTCCGCATCCCGCAGCGGATTGTACACGTGGCTCTCGTCCACGTCCAGCGTCAGTTCGGGTATGCTCTTGGAGGCGGCGTTACACTTGACAAGGTAGCTCGCTTTAAGGTGGAACACCTGCCCGGTGCGGCTGTCCGTGTATTCTGCCGTGAACTTCAGCGTGGCACCGGTGCCCGGAGTGAAGTTCTTGCTAATACGCAGCAGGCCGTTGTCGTCACCTGACGTAGTCATGCTATACCCCTCGCTCTCCGAAGTGATGAGCGTCGACGTTGTACCGACGACTTCGGTCCATGTGATGTTCGCCAGCTTGCTGTTCACGATGCCGCTCACCAGTACTCCGTCCTTGTCGATGATGGTCACCCTGGGGCGCAGCGTCAGCGGCACGGCGGTGTAGTCCGGTACGTACTGCTTGAGGTAGGCGTTGTACACCTGCTCGTCCGGTACCGTGTCGTCAATCGTCAGTGTGCAGTTCACCGAAAGCGGCGTGTAATTAAACGTATATCCTTTGATGTCTGATAATACCATGTCTCAAATATTTAATGTCAAAAACTCTCTCTAGCCACACTCTCAGTAGCTCTTGCCGTGCCCATGCCGTCCCGCAGCGTCACGGTTGCCGTAAACCGCACCGTCTTAGGGAATCCCGAAGAGGTCTGCGCATCGAGGTCGTCATAGGTGACAACGATGGCCTTGCCCGTGCCCGCATGGTTCAGCGCCCACAGGTTATCGCTGGCGGTGCGCGGGTTGCCCTCCGCATCCTCGGAGTAGCGGGTCCACTCCACATCCTCGTCGAGGATGTCGTCCGTCACATCGAAGTTGTAGAGTTTGCAGACGAGCGTCAGCGGCATCGAGAAGTTATCAAGGTCGTATAGCTGCTCCGGTTCCGCGAAGTCCACTGAGAAGTCCGGATTGCCCTCAATCATCGCCCATGCCGTGGAGTTCCATGCCGGTGCGGTGGTCGCTCCGTCCTTCATGCAGCGCCACTTGCAGCCGTTGTGCCACACATCGGTAATCTCGTATTCACCGTCCTCGTTCACGGAGTTGTTGTGGTACTTGCCCGCTTCGGCGTCCTCCTGGTTCCATACTCCGCGGTCCTTCACCTCCGCCACAGGCAGCCCCTTGTAGTCCACCTTGATGATGTTCTGGCAGATGATGCCCATGGCATAGAGGTAATCCTTGTCAGCGTCGATACGCACGTCACTGCGCAGCCAATCGGGCACATCACCCAGTTTCACGCCCTCGTTGGTGGCGTCCGTGATGGGCTTGGTCACGCCCACGAGCTTGCGGATGCAGCCCTCGGTGGAGGACAGATAGATGCAGCTCTGCCGCTTTTCGTCCGTCTGGTTGCCCCAGCGAGCGATGTTCATCAGTTCGCATGGAGGATAGTTCTTGCCGGCGGGCGTCTCGTCGTCCGGGTAGAGCGACACTTCGATGTAGTTGTTCGCCGCGTTCACCGAGTTCACCCGCATCCACGAGGTGTAGTAGGTACCGCCGCCAGCCGCCAGCGTGTTGATAATGCCCTTCAGCACGTTGTTCTCAGCCTGGGCCGTGAAGTACCCCTCCCACTTGGAGCGTAGATGGAGTCCGTAGCAGTTGTCCCCGAGGTCATCCACCTGCTCGATGGTGTCCGATTCGGTGAGCAACTGGTCGCCCTCGATGGCCGACAGGCGGTTGACGATGAGCTCCAGTACTTCGAGCGCCGAGCGCACCCGCAGGCTCTCCACCTCCATGTTGCCCTTGTCGTCCACCCCCGCCCCGCTGCCCGCATAGAGCGAGCGGATGAAGTTGGCGGTCTCAAAGCCCTCTCCTGCCGTCAGTTTGCCGCCGACCTTCAGACTGTGCTCCGTGGCTTCGTCTCGATCACGGCGTATGAAGTATTGAGCCAGTTCCTCCACATCCATACCCGTCAGGGCTTGGCAGATGGCGACAAGCAGGGACCCCACACGTGTTGCCGTGTTGGCCCCTGCATTGCGCTCATCCCGAATTATGGATGCTTGTTTGATGAGAGATTCTTTGATGTCGGCCATATTTTTTTTATTTCAAATATACCTATTTATCCATCTCGTAAAAAAAGACATCAGATGCGACGAATACGCCCCGGCTTCTCCAGCGCCTCTGTAAGGATACCCACGAACTCTTCGCCGTACATGTAGGCCATCTGTTCCTTCAGCACCATGCGGCTACGATAGTATGCTCTACTGAACCACTGGCGCCTTTGGCGAGGCTCTCCGGGTGTCACTTTGCCCGATGCTTGCTTGCGAGATCGGTTGCCCTGTCGCTTCGCCGGATCCAGGAAGTCCAGGTTGCCCCCGTTGCCCTTCGTGTAGCCGCGACCCGTGCCGCAGTCCTGATACAGACCATAGAGCAAGAACTTATGGACGATGACCGAGAAGTCCGTCCCCGAGCCTGTCACCGACCCACGAATCTGGTTATGAAGTGAGCGAGTGTCAAGCACGCGATATCGGACGATTTTCTCCTTCCAGATACTGATCATGACCTCTTCCCATGCCTTGATGTACTTCTGCCTGTCCTCATCGGAAATCCAGGCACGCCCCACCTTAGCCCGCCCACTCATCGCTGTCGTACATTAGATTCAACGGCTCGGAGACATCGACCATGAAGTACAGCCCCGTGCATCCGTTGATGAAGTACTGCCCCAGCTCGCGAGAGTAGATATTCTCCGTATTCATGTATATCAGGCAGTTATCGAATCGTTCCTTATCAACCAATAGTCTGGAGTGTATCTGTCGGAATATTTCTCTGCATACAGCCAGCGCCTGCTCTCGGTCCGACATGTTGCCGAATTCGTAGCGATGCAACAGGAACACCGTGATGGTGCGTTTCTTGAAGTAGCCACCACTGCGTTGTTCTGTCACCCCGTCGTTCGTGTCATCCACGGCCATGAAGCTCTGCTGTTTGCGGAAGTTCTCCAGGACCTCTTCGAGCGAGTCGATGCCGCTACAGGCACACGGGTAGAAGCCCTCGGACTTTGCCAGCCGGTTCTGGGCACACAGCTCTTTGAAATAGCCGATGGCATCGAACAATATCGTATCTTCTTTATTTGCCATATTTTCGTCTGAATTCTTCGGCCTCGCGGGCCTTCTCGTTAAGCTCCGTAAGCGCTCTCCAACAGTCCATGTCCATCACCTGCTGCTCTTTGGTGATGTCTCCGCCTGTCAGTGCGCGAATTTGGGCGTTCATTATCTGCGTCATGCTGGATTCGTCCGCCAGTTCCTCTCCGTCACCGGGTGAGCGGTAGAAGTAAGGGAACTCCTTCGCAAACTTATTTTTGACTGCGGCGAACCATAGAAACACGGATAACGATTCACCGTTGTCGCAGTCTATTCCGGAAGCGTAATCGCCATCCACTCCTCGATAAAGCATGACTGCCATCTGATTCAACAGGTCGATACTCTTAGTTTGGATGAACCCTTGATATAGATTCTCGCACACCAGGTAGTCACCGAATGGAAGCCCGTGTAATTCTGCATCCACTGCGATGTACTTGCCGACCGTATCGAGACGTACCGGTTGCGCTCCCGGTGACAAGAGCCACTTCAATTGGCTCACATAGCCGTGAACCTCCTCAGCGGACAACATGAAGTTGATGCGGCGTTTGCCAACTTTTGTGGAACAATGCCAGCCCTGCTTGTCTGATTTGATGAAGTGGATGCCGGTTATTTTTCGGAAGGCCACTATCACGGTGGTATAAGGCTCGAACAGGAACATGATGCGGGTGATATAGCGCAGCTGGTCTTGTGTCAACTCCTCCCACGAAGTGGGCAGATGAAAGTCCAGCGTATTTGTGTCAGCCGAAAAAGTAGGTTGGATCCTCACGCTTGTTTTCATATCTTTTGTAATGTTTGATTTTGTAGACTTGGGAATCGGCGTACTCCTTGAATTGCTCCAGGTTGCCCTCCAGATAGTTGCTGATATAGTCCAGCTCTTTTTTAAAACCGCCCCACAAACCGTTCAAGTGATATCCGATAGCCCGACGGGCGGATAGAATAACCTTCTCCTCATCCGGAGAGCATGAACCTTTACGGATATGCTCAATGAAGGTGTAGTACTGCTCCATCGAGCAGACTTCTGTTATCTTTTGCTCAGCTTCACCGATTTTCGCGCGCAGCGCAACCAGGTCCGTGCGATGACCGTCCATCCCCGCGAAATCTCGCACCTGCTCTGCCAGGAACATTAGTGACGGGACCATTTTAGCGGCCTGTACAGTGCTAGCCCATGCTTCGTTGCCCAGCAGCATTGAGACGATGCTATCCAAGCTGTCGTCCCGCTCGTTTCGGATGGCGTCTTGAAGCGCTGACACACGGTCCCGAGAGGCCGGAGCTACATTCTGGTTGCTCACTACCCCGAAGCCAGTAGGCGTGAGTACGAGGTCTAACTGCGGGATTTGCCGGTAGAAGGCATCGAGGCAGACATATCGGACCACTTCGTTCTGAAGCTCCTCTGATGCCGCTTCGATGACCGACTCCGGTGCTACATCATTAACAACTCGTCTCTGTGCGGCCTGCAGCGCATCATTCATCGCTTCGAATACTTGCACGTTCGCGCAAGCCGCCGCAGTGACCACACTCTCAAATTTCACTTTATCTATTTCAATCATTCTTACTAATACCCGTATTACTGCTTATTTTTTTTGCGTCGGTGTGCTGGTCCAGCGTGGTCAGCAGAATCATTTCGACGTCAGGCACTACCTTGTCCGCCCATCCATTATAGCCGATAACCACGTTATGCGGCGTTGCCATCAGGTCGTGGAAGGAGATTTCTATTGCCTGTTTTAGCGTGAAGAGTTCTCTTTTGTCCGAGCCTGAATTATTGTTCGTAGACTTGCCGGGAGTGGCGCCCACCAGATTCGGATGGATATTGTCACCGTAACAAGTAATGTTCGATGCCTCCTGGATATCTTCGGACCAATCCCCGCCCTCTTTACCGGTGTCGATGAGATTGATGCGGACCATGCGGTTCTCCTTGCCGTTCGGGTCGTTATAGTAGCCCGTAATCCAGACCTTTCCCGAATTCTCAATGCTTGATATGAAGTTCTTGATGTTGTTCTTCTCCTTATCCATGCGCTCCAGCTGTTTCTGCCGGTCGGTAATACCCTCCTCGGCCATCAGGTTCGCCCAGAAGTCCTTGTGAATTTCCACTTGGTATTTCACGGACGCATGGTTGCGGAGCTTCGCTTTCTTACCCTTCCCTATGAGCCGTTTGATGTCGTACCAGTCACCGCGGAATATGGCGGTGTAGTATGGATTAGGGTAATACCGATTTCCCGGAGTGGGGAACTTCACCAATATGGCGAACTTGCGCTCCTTCGTGCGCTCTTTTGTTTTACCGTCCTCGCCGGGTGCCTTGCCCATCAGCACGTTCAGGTCTCCGAGCGGATCGCGCTCGTCCAGTAGACGAATAACCTCCACATCCTGCACCGCCGACTTCCGGAAGTTCCCATAGAACACGTGTTCAATCTTGCCGTTATTCGCTTTCTCGAAGCGGCAATAGCAAGCGTCCTTGTGGACGAGCGATACGATTCTCGACCTGTCGCGGGAAACGAGGATGACCGCTACGGTGAAGAAGTAGTACTTCATGTCGGTGGCCTGCTCCAGGAAGAACGAAGGAAGGGCGTTGTGCGACTGCCATTGCCGGATGTCCGCATCCGCTGTGGGCTGTCCCGTAGCGATGTCCTTGTATTTCAAACCTGCGCCATAGCAAGTGAGCACGTTGAACAGTTTATTCTGGCTCATTACTTCATCTTCGCCAATCATCTGCAGAATATGATAGGGCAGTTGGTCATCGCCACCCCACATTACATATCTATATCGTGAACCGAGTATCGGGAGCGTGGTATCGTTCACGTCCTCATCGAACACGTTTGCCGAGTCCGATACGGTCTCCACCAGGGCGCTGACGTCAGACCCCTCGATACTGAATATTTCGCTCGGCATGAAAAAGTTATCCATCACATATATATTTTAAATCCATTAATTTCAAATAAGCTCACATCTCTGAAGGAGCGCAGCAGCCCGCTTTTCGGTAGCCTGACGGTATGCGTGCCGCCTCTCCAATAACTGCCCACGCAGCGGGCGTCCTTGTACGTGAGGATGTCGCCTGTGTTCATCTTCCATAAGCGCAGCGTGCACGGCTTGCCTGATTCCAGCATGCGGATGGCGTCATTACGATGTATGACCTTCGTATTCATTGAAACGTATAATCAAAAGTGTTATCGAAGATGCGCCCCGCCTTGGCTTCGCTCAGGATATTGTGGTTACGCTGAGCATAGCGGTAAGAGAATGTATAGACCGGTCGGTCATCATCCTCGTTTGACCGTTTGTTTTCGCTTTCGGTTATCGTGATTTCCTTACCGACGTTATCACCGTCCAACAAGTAGATTTCGCCGCTGCGTAGCAAGTCGTCGGCCCAGTTGGCCATCTCGTGAGAAAGCGTGCCTGTGTTCGCCTTGAACACCTTATTCTCCTCGATGTCGTAACTTCGGAACATCCCACTCAGATACCCTGTTGAGCGAGTGTGCTCCGGTTCCAGTGAGTGCGTACCTGTGCAGTAGAAGGTCTCCTGACAGCCGAAGGAATTGGTGAAGAGGAGAGCCGGAGCGACGTCGGGTGTAGTCTCCCTCACTGCGAACACCTGGCATCTGTCGCCGACGACAACCCGATATTGTACCAATTCATATCCATCTATCTGGTATTGTGCTGACGAGACTTCTTCTGTAAGCACCTTGCCCACTGCGGTCAGCGTCTTTGTGGCTGCCACTCGCTCAAAGGTGTCCACACCGTTGGGGTCATAGTAGAGCGCTATTACATCCATTTCAGCGGATTCTGTCAGGTATATATGAACGAACTCGCGGAATCCGATGGCTGTCATTTTCGTGCCCTGCATCGTGGTGAGGAAGTTGTGCTGCATGAACTCCTCGGCATTGAGCCATGTTTCGGCTGCACAGTACTGTACTTTGAATGTTCGCTCGATGCTATTAGCCGAGCCGTCATCCATGACAATTGTGAAACTCTCCACCAGATTCGCCGTCAGGTAGGGTTCCAGCAATCGCTGCATATCATAGAGGATAATCTTGCCATCGCTATCCGGTACATACGACTCTTCAAGAACCGTGTCCTCCCCACACTGGATGGTGACGGACGCCGATTCTTGATTCGTCGTGAACTCAAACGTAGAGAGAGATGACGAAAACATATAATCCATAACATCTTTCGTAATGACAATCATAGGCGTATCATTTATGGCGCAAAGGTACATTTCTCGCCCGACACGCAAAAAGACCGCACGGCTCTGCGAGGTACCCTCGCCCCCTGCGTGGTAGAAGGAACGCAAAAATAACAGGTCAAGGGCTTTGCCCTGCTAAAACCCGGTGGCGGGTGTGCGTTTATGTGCGGCGTTAAGGTGCCCGCAGGGTGCTTGGCGCCGCGCTAAACGCATGCCCGCCGCCGGCGCCGCCGCATGGTCCCAGCCTCGCCTGGGTAGACACGCCCCAGGGCTTTAGCCCTTCCAAACACCCAAAATCGTGCGAAGCACGATTTTGGCGCCCCATTCTCGTGGGGTCGCCTACTCTCGCCGTTTTATTTCAGATGTTCATTTTCCCTTCATCCGCATAGCTGTAAAAATTGCCGGCTGTAATAATGACGTGGTCAACCAGTTGGATGTCCATTGTCTTGGCTGCACGACTTAAGCGCTGCGTCAGACTGTCGTCCTCGATGCTGGGTCTCGCCTGTCCGCTGGGGTGGTTGTGGCATACCACCATACAAGTTGCCCGATGAAGCAGCGCTCCACGCAGCAAGCATCTCACGTCTACCACTGTGCCCGATATACCTCCGGCGCTGATACGCTCTCTGCCGATGACCCTTGCCCCTCGGTTCAGGTATATCACCCAAAATTCCTCGGTGGGCAGCGTTGCTATACTGTTATACATATAATTGTAGACCGCCATACTGTTGTTCATACGTGCACGCTCATGCTCGCTATCTTTATCCCTTTTGTAGAGTTCTATCGCCGACTTGGCTATCTTACGGCGGCTGGGAGTCAGCGTGTCCAGCCACTCATCCAGTGTCTGCCCCTCTGCTCGGCGTGCGTCCGCCTTTGCAGATATATTGTATATCAATTCGCTATCGCTTACGTATCTTATATCTTCCATAGTCCTTAGTTCATTAAAGTTCTACCCAAAAAGTAACCGCCAACCACTTCAGCGCCAAAATCTTCAATGACGCAGGCAAATCTCGCATAACTCACGCCCTTAGTCAGAATGTCGTCAAACACCAATACTCGGCGTCCGTTGAAGTACTCTTTATCGAAATTCACTACATACACCTTATTGAAGCCCTTTTCGCTGTTTTTGTCGTGGTCCTCGTGGATAGCGTATCTTGCGCCCTCTACGTGGATATGATTATATCCGTTGCTCATACCTGTGAGTCGGCAAACCTCTTTGCTAAACTCTTCATATCGTTCAGCGTTGGCGTCTGCGTCGTGTGCCGGAATACAGGCAAGCGTCAGCGTGTCGGCGAAGCTGCCGAAGTGATTGCGTATCGCTTCCGCTACTTTGAGCGCCACTTCTTTAGAACGCTTGCCCTCTTTGAAGTCCCAAATCAGGTCACGGACCGCCCACTCTCTCGGGCTTGCCTCATACTTTGTGGGCAGGTAATCGAACAGTGATACCATTGGTTTCATCCACTGCGCTTTGAAATCTGAATTAATATTTTCCATACGAATTAAATAATTTTGACTTTAAATTTGACTTAACTGGCTTTTAATCGCCTTTCTGTATTACAAAGATACAAATTATTTATGACATACAAAAAATATTCAGACTCTTATTTTCATGTTTTACAACATATTCTCGTCACTTCATAAACGCCCTACAATCACCCATTTACCACGAAAATCAACCGTAAAAACCGCCCCTTTTTCAACCTTTCCGCAAGTAAAAAAGCCAACAATCTGCCTTTCAGTGTTTTCCCTAAGTCTTGCCCCGCACTGTGTGCGGAACAGAGCGAAGCGAGCCCCCACCGCCCTAAGCTTACCTCTTTCAATTTGTCAATATTTTTGCTCTATATGCACACACGACCGCCCCGATGACCGACCCGCCCGCCCCACCACCGCCCCGAGGCGAGGCGGGCGGTCACACGCAATGCCCGCGCGCATGGAAGTAATTACTTACGTTTGTTTGATGCCGGATGGGCGGTATGGGTCACGAGGTCGGGCGGAACAGGCGCTTGCGCCCCGTCTGGGCTCGGGGCCATACCGCGGACACAGTCTGAGGTATTGTTTGTTTGATGCCGGATGGCTTGCGGTTTGCCGCAAAACCCCTGCGTGGTTGAAGGAACGCAAAAACGAATCGGGCTTCAGCCCCTACCTATTTAGTACGGGCGGGCGCAGCGCCGCCAGGGGTAGGTCGGAGAAGTTCCCGTAGGGAGCCTCCGGGCTGCTCATGGCGGCGCTGCGCCCGACCGTACCCCGCAGGACCGGGTACAATCCATCGTAGTTATGTACCCAATATCGGCTTTTCGGGTACAATAGTCACCAGGATGAAGTCACGAAGGTAGTAGCGAACACTTTAGGAAACTTTTCGCAGCCCACGCAAAGGGTGTCGAAAGCGTCGCTGCCGTCGGTGCGGTTCTCCAGTTTGTCCTCCTCGGTCTCCGCCAGTTTTTCACCCCGCTTATCCTTGGCACCGTTATATACGCCGGCTGTCTGTATGGAGATGAGCAGGTCCTCGTTATTCGTCTCGTTGAATACGGGTCTCAGATTGGTCAATCCACCCAGCATACGGTTGATGAGCAGATAGCGCTCCATCGGACGCATGGTCTGCCCGATATACACTCTATCCACGTGCCAACCGTTCTTGATAAACTGGTGTTCGATAACCCATGCGAAATCCTGATCGTTGACTGCATAGTTGCCGTTGAGGAAGGTATGGTCGTAGTAGAACACGACAGACTTGCATTTGTGATGTCGGTAATACTCGCAGAAGTCGTCAACCAACTCCGGCAACTTGCGCTCATACTTCACATAGAAGGATTTCAAGACGCGCAGTTTCCGCTCGTGCGGTTGCCCAGCCACCAGCCAGTTGATGTTGGCGTTGGCGTCGAACGCGATACAGATAGGCATATCCGGCTCTACATCCGAGTCTGATAGCGAGCACGGTGTCTTTATCCTGTCGAACTGATATTCCAGGCTATCCAGATAACTGTAATTGACGGCATGGTATTTATGGGCTGGCGTCAGCGAAGAATAGAAACCATCCTTTACGATACCGATTGGCTTGCAGAGAATAGATGTCATGAAGGTGAGCGGCGGCAAGTCTCGCTTCATGTCGTTTACCCACTTCTCACCCAGAACCTGCATGTTCCATATAGATGAATACTCCCGATAGAGCAGCGCCACAGAGCGCATCTGACATAGTTTCTCGTACATACTTTGCAAGTGATATGACAGATATTCAGGTATCTTTTGCCCTGTCGCCTTGCAGTCCCTGATTCTCTTCTTCTCCTCCCAGCACTTATATACGGTCGCTTGTATCACTTCAATTAACTCGGTATCGCATTTATCCTTGTAGTTGAGAAACCACGATCCCGCCTTGGTCAGCGGCATGTCCGAGGTGATGAGCATCCCGTGATGGAAATAGTGCTGACCGAAATGCATCTTGTTACCTCGGTTCGCCTGCATGGTCTCGTTCTTCAGTTGCTCGAAGTCGATGAACTTGGCTTCGTCCACCGTGATGGCATCATACGACTGTGAGTTGGATGTACCCGAGCGGTCCTGCGAGATAATGTACCCGATGCTTCCGTTATAGAAGGACAGTACATTGTCGTAATTCTGCGGTTCAAAGATAGGCCTGCCCCAGCCCCATGATTCGGGCGGTCTGCGTCCGATGCACCAGTGTACATCTCGTTTGTAGCCCCAGTTCTCCCAGTGCACGAGCATGGACGGAAGCGTGTTCGTCAACACTCTCTTGCCATTCACGCCCACGATACCCGAGCAGGATCCAGGCATTCGTTGAAAGTTACGGAGGTTCCATGATGCTTGAATCAGACCTTTGCCGATGCCTCGTCCGCCGACTATCACGTTATCCTTTGCGCCTGTAAACATCACTTCTTGTTGCGGATCGTTGAAATATTGTCTCATTGAAGTATTGCTTTAACTAGAAGTATTTACATTGCTGGCGTTGAATAGTTTATCCTTGTCAAATTCAGCACTCTCAAATGACACTTCCTGCATATCCTCGGACCAGTATTGCTTGAGTTTTCGGGCGATTTTCTCTCGAAGGTTGGGGATAGGCTTCAGGCCGAGCACAGTCGGGTCGTCTGTTGGCTCGAAGGGCTGCACCACGATTTGGTCATACCCTCTCTCCACTTCGTCCTCTTTGTCCAGCTGTGTGTACTTTGCATAGAAGTTAGCCGCCGACGCCATCGCCTTGGCATCCTTCGTCCGCTTAGCCATCTCGAAGGACTGATCAATCATGAGCGTGAACTTGTACCGGTGGTAGTCCTTGGTTGTTTTGGCGAAGTTGCCCAGGAGTTTCTTCAGTATGCGCACATCGTCATAGGCAGCAGATTTGCCGATTCCGTTTCGCCGCATGTCCTCCTCGGCGATATCCATATCCTTCTTACTTGGGAAATTCACCCAGTAGTTATATAAGTCGCGAAGTCGCAGTAGCCTCTTCTGAATGATTTCGGGCACAGACTCCGCTACCATTTCGCTGACGTCAGCAAAAAGGTATCTCTCGCATATATCAATAGTCGCCGGTATTGCCATACTACAAATCCTCGTCTGAATCCATACTCACCATGTAGGCTGTGGTGAGCTGTACCGCCAGCGGTGAGCCCACGTTCGCCAATTCAATTTCTTGTTTCCGCAGAGCAAGAGCTGTCTCCGCTTTTGCCCGATAGTATGCACGGCTGACCGCGCTGCTGCGGTCACGTATAGCCAGGCGCAATTCGTCGAGAGGTACCTCCATCAAAATGGCAATCTCTGATATAGGCGTGAGGAACTTAGCCAGCTCCTCCACCCTGCATATCTGTTCCGTTGAAAAGTCCATCCAATAATATTGCTTTGGTATTCACTATAGTTCTGAACTGCTCCAGCAGCGTCTCGTATATTGCCGGGTCCGTACTAATCATGCCCGATTCGGTGCGGTTGCCTCGCGTCTGGTTCTGAGACGTGCAGATAGACACGCGGAAGCGGGCGTTCTCGATGAGAATTACCTTGCTGTGGTTCTCGGCAAGGTAACACTCATCGAAGGTATGGGCTATCAGCGAGTAGAGTATCACCGTCTTTCTCGAGGCTTTAAGGTCCGCCAGCATGGTAGCCCGCTGTATGCGGCCCTCCAACTTCAGGCGGTAGATGCGCCGCAAAAATTCCTCTGACGTGGAGAATGTGGATATGTAGACCTTGGCCGGTCCGGTCTCCTCGAGGATTTTGTCAATCACGTCGAAGAGTTGGATGCGGTTATCCAGATAGGCCTGAAGTGGGTTCTTCGCCAGCGGTCGGATGATATCGTCTACCAGCTTGCGACTCATACACTCAGGCCCAATTCATTCAGTTCTTCAGCCTGCGCCTGCTCGATGTTCGCACCCAACTGTTTCAGTAGGTCGATTCGTTCCTGCACTTTCGCCAGTAGCGTGGCATACTTCTCCGCGTCCGTATCGCGCAGCTCAGCCAGTTTCTCCTTGCTCACCGATATGTATTTGCGGGCCGCGGAAATCTTCTTAGCCGCTGCGTCCGGGTCGCTCACTGTCACTTCGTCTCCCTGCTTGTACCCGTCATATATACGCAGATTCTCACGGTATCGAATATCCGCCTCTTTGAGCTGCACCAGGTATTCGTATCGGTCGCAGGAAGGAGCATCCTCCATTGTCTTCAGTTGCTCGAAGAGCGCCTTGATCTTATAGTAAAGTTCCGCGCCGTCGGTCCACAACTTCTGAATCTCTTCGGGCAGTTCATCGTGATCATCGCGCTTGCCGCGGGCTACCGTGCCCTCCTGGGCTACGTCATTGTCCGAGTCAATCTGAGGAGCGCCAGCGTTCAGTGTCCCCTGCGCTGCCGGCACGACCGATTTATCCATGTTCGCCACGTCCTCCACGGTCATGCTATCCAGACGGATGCGGTAGTATTTTTTCAGTTCATATAGCAATTTGTCCGCAAACTTATCCGGTCGTCGCAGGATGTTGTTGAAGAGGATTCGGTTGCGGTTCATCTGCAGCAGAAGCATCGCGCCTGCCGCCACGTCTCTGTCTTGAGGTTCTGCCTCAATATATGCTTTGATTTTCTGGGTCAATTCGTTATCCATATTCTTCCAATTAAAAAGGGACGGCGACTCTCGCCGACGCCCCTTCGATACTTGAAATTAAGAACAAAAATGAAAAAATTCTATCCTATGAAAAAAGCTCTAATTTACCTGTGTACTATTATTCCTCCTTGGCCAAACTGTTAATCGTGCCATCCGCTGTCACAATCTCGCCCACATAGAAGGGAGCAGGGCAGACGTCGGTAGCTTCCACCTCGATAGTGGTGCCCGCCTCGCCGGTATTGCCCTCGCCCAGCGCCTGTGACGGCTTGGTTGTACTCTCGAACTCTTCTGAGCCGATGACGCGGTACTTGCCATTGCGCTGCTGCACCAACCATACCAAATCGTCGGCCATCGCCTGACGGCAGAAACCGGTAGCTTCTTCGTCCGTACCCGGAAACTTCAGACTGATTTTGTTCAGTGCTGTGACGGACGGATATTCGCCCTGTGTCTCCGTAGTCACGGCAGACTTGGTAGAGAGCGATTCGAGCGTGAGCCACGTCTTATCGCTGGCCAAAGTGAAGTTGCCTGAATAGGTGGCCAGCTCAGCCATTGATTTGGCAGAATTCAAGTCCGGCAGTGTAGGCCACGCCACGATATCCTTTTTAGGGATAAAGTAAACCGCTGGCTTGATGCCAGGCAGCACGGTCTGCCCCTTGCACCAATTCAGCGAACTGTATAGAGATGTTTTACAATTCATATCGCTTCAATTTTAGATTAATTGTCCCACCAACAGTTTCTCCTTGTTGATGGATTCGTACTGACAGCCGAAGAACATGGTCGCGATGAACTGCAGCGTGAATGCCGCATGCTTCTCCACGGTGATTTGTTCGAGGTCTGACTGCTGGTCCACACCAATCAGCATGTTCGACTGTGTAGACAGCTGAATGTACTTCGAGCCGGCCTTGTTCGACATCGGAACCAATGTGCAGTTGTTGTTCGAGCCTTCGAGGAAAGTTTTCTCAAATTCCTTGTTATAAGGAGTGGCGCCCACGGTACTCTGGTAGTCATCCACGTATGCGTCGTACACATCGTATGGGATCCATAAGTTCGTTTTTTCACCGCGCAGCACATCGCTCGAATTGCGGTAGAAGGTCTTGAGCGCATCCACGGCGTTGGTCTTGTCCACAGCGCTGTCGAATACATAGAGGTTCTTCAGGTCGGTGCTCAGTGTTTTGCTGGCGATTTCTTTGGCTGCGATGGTATCGAAGCCGTCGAACAGTTCGCTGGTTTTGGAACCGCCCTCCACTCTCTTCGCTCCCCAGACGTTCTTATTCAAGGACTCGGAAATCTTTTTCATGAGATACCCCAGTACCAACTTCGTGATTTCGGTGTCCTTCAGCGCTTCGCCCTTGGTGATGCTGGAGCCCCACAACGACTGGTAGACGCTGTTCGGCGAGAAATTTTTGACGACCGAGCCCAAGTAAGTTTCGAGTTCTCTCTTTGAAATGTTCACGTCGCTATCGTCCACACGCGTCTCGCTGTACGGACCGATTTCGATGTCGCCCGTCAGTTCGCCCACTACCTCCTTGTAGCGCACGCCCGGTCGAAGCGTCATGTACTTCAGGGTCTCTTCCATGCCAATGACCGCCATCATCAGCAATTGCTGACGATATTTAATGGCGCTCTTTGCCAGATCCTGGTCTGAAAAATTAACCTTTCCCATTACAATAAACAATAAAACTAATAACTAATTAATAATAACAATTATATGGCACTATGATTATCTAACGGCGTTGTAGAGTTTGCGAGCGTCGGCCATCACGTCCTCTTCCTCCTCTTGGCTGTTGTCCACCTCTACGCTTATCTCGGCGGTAGACTCCTGCAGATTCTTCACCTGTGCGGCCAGTTCGTCTCTCTCCTTGCGTAAGGCTTCGGCATCATCGTCCTTTTTCTTGAACGCAGCCTCAATCATCTGCACCTGCGATTCATTGAACAGCGTACCCTGCTCGCTGAATGCCAGCGTCTCACAGCCGAGCACTGTATTGACCAGCTTGAATTCATTCCTATTTGTCATAACATTTTGATTTTGATTATCCTGATTAATCCCTTTACCTTTTCTGTTTTGTCCGATTTCATCGAGAATGACCTGCACTTTTCCCAGAATGGTTTGTAATAATCCTTCCTTACCCTTCACCATATCGGAGGGAAGAGCCGGATATCCCATTCGGTTAATCTTATGTGTCAGACCGGCGTAGTTCATGCGCTGCTCGTCCTCTTCCTCAGTGATTTCGTCCACGAAGCCAAATTCAAGTGCCTGCTGAGCGGTCAGCCACTTAGCCTCGCGTAGCACTTCGAGCATGTCCTCCACCTTTTTGCCACACTTGTTGGCGTAGATGCTGGCCAGCACTCTGTCGAATTTGTCGTTCTGGTCCTTCTTCTCCTGAAGCTTCTTGATGAGTTCTTGGATTTCGTCCGAGTTGTATGTACCCCATTCATCCACACGGCTGCTCACCTGATGCACGAGGAAGAGCGCATACTTGGACATCTTTACCGTTTTTGCACCCATTGCAATAATGGTGGCTGCTGACGCCACGCAACCTTGCAGAAACACGGTCACGTTGCCATGGTCAATGAACTGCTGGCGGATATCCAGTCCATGCATCGCATCACCGCCGAGAGATGAGATGCGTACGTTGACGGGCTTGCCTTGGAAGTCCGCCAACGACTCGCGCACGTAGGCCTTACTGATGCCCCACGTGCCGATGTCGTCGTCAATGTCGAGTTGGTATGTCATTTCGCAAATCGTTTGATACGAAATTAACCCTACCTTATTATATATAAAAATACGCTACTTCAGCACCGCCGGTTTTCGCGGTCCCGTCCAAACGGCTTTCACCGTCGTCACGCATGGACTACCCACGCTCTCCGGATGGCTCTTGCTCACGGTACACTGCACCCACGGACGATGCTCGTCGCCCATCAGCAGGCTACCTCCGTTCACTGTCCCCATTCTAACGGCTACTTTATCCAACTGAGGAAATTTGTCCGTATCTACGGTCATAGTCAATGTAGACGTGTATATCACTGCTTTATCATCGATAGTCTCCTCCACGTTCAACGTGGCCAATCCCTTGATGGGGATATCAGTGAATGTATCGCCCGCTTTTACCCACGCCCATCTGTCGTGGCGTATTGTGGTCATTTTGCCCGCTATGGCTATGGCCACTTTATTAATATAGGAAATCTGATTCATCTTCTTCTGTATAATATTGTTCGCAGTTGTTCAATATCGGGTTCATCATCCGTGTGATTTCTCGTGGATTTAACAAGATTTATACCTTTTTCTGTATACGCCTTGCGCATCCTGTAATATTTCTGTCGGACCGCTTCGGAATGATCCTCATTGATGCCGTGCATTTCACACCAGGCTACAATCAGTTTATTCACGCCGCATGGGTGGCCATCCAACGCATCCAGCTCCGTCCATAAGTTCCGGCGGAACAAGTCCTCAATGCATTCTGTGATTGCTCTAGCTGCCGATGGTCCTACCCAATTATAATACTGCGGCGGCTTCGCCTTGCTATCCGGTATAACGATTGCGGTCAGGTCATCCTGTGCGGTCTGAGGTTCTGAGCCCTCCGGGCGTTTGGTGAGGAATCGTCGTATGATGGCGTTCTCGTTGGACTTCGCAGGGAATTGCACCGGATTGCCCAGTGCATGTTGGAGCCATTGTTTGAGGTACGGCTCCAATCTCAAGTAGAAAAGAAATTGGCTCATAAGCTTCGTAAAAATCAAAATCGCTGCGAATTTAGCATTTTTCTTTGATTATCCTATTCTTATCTCTATTTTGTTTATTATTAGAAAATAAAATAAACGGACAAACTATCGTTTTTTGTTGCGATACAAAAAAAATGTTCTCTGAGATATGACACATATTTTGGCTTCTACGGCTTCTACACTTTCTACATTCCCAATAATCAAGCATTTAGCATTTTTAGAGTGTAGAAAAAGGGTCTTTTTTGTAGAAGGTTGTAGAACTCACCCTACCTTTTTCACCCTTTGTAGAAATTTGTAGAAGAAATGTAGAAGGTGTTCTACATACTTAAATGCCTCATTCATAACATTGTAGAAAGTGTAGAAAGTGTAGAAGCGTTTTTGCTCCCAAAATAAACCGCCTAATTTTGCCTTTTGGGCATAAAAAAAGGATGTTTCCGTCTCCCGACGTCCGCATCCTTTTACGAGCTATTTATGATGTATCCTAGTATTTATAGGCTTTTTTCGATTCTGTTTGTTCTGTTCCTTCGTTTCTGCCACTGTTATCTATCTCCAAATTGACTCCATAATTCTCCGCAAGCAGTTCGTAATCGAAACACATGGCCTGATCGACTGTCGAAGTTTTGATGACTTGCGGCGAACTGCCGGTCACGGGAATAACTTTTGTCATTTCAACGCCCTTCACAATATTCTTGAATCGAACAGAGTTCTTCACTCCCAGATACTCCTTTGCGTTCTCCAGGTAGAATTTCAGAGATTCCGGCGGAAGCGCTGTATCGCCCACTTGCCGACTGAACTTCTTATAGAGCATGAAAATTCTGTTTTTACGCATCATCAGTATTGGTTTGGGCTCGACCCATTCCATATCCGCTTTTGTCAGGTTGCTTTTGAATGAGCGTACGTAATCTATGCGGAAGTCACCCTCACTATATATTTCGCCCTCCTGAAGCAGGTATGCGAACACATTCCAGAAATTGGCCAGTTCATTGGTTCTCTTGCACTCGCTATTCTGCCGTTTGATGCCCTCTATTGTTACCTTCAGCAGTTCATTATAGCTGAACGGCAATTCAATTGATTTCTCCAAACACTTCAGAATGGCGAGCGGTATCACCCAATTACCTTGAATTCTATCCTCAATGCCTTGGCCTTGCAGTTCATCGTTCAGGTCTGCCATGCATCTTGTGTAACATTCGCTATATGTCGTCTCCACTGTCGCTCTGTATTTGAGCACGTCCAGCACGATGTGGCTCAGTCCCATATCTCGCATCCTTTTGAGTTCGGCAAATCTCGCCTTTTCGTCATTGGTAAATTCGGTTTTATTAAAGGTGAGAAATATCAATCTCGAGAATAATGCTATGTCAATGGTCGGCATCTCCTGTCCGGACAGAATGACCCCGCAATCCACTCTCGTTATCTCTCGCTTCTTGTCCCGGTCCATATTCATACGGCTTCGTCCCGCTCCATCCCAAAGGCCCTTTAGGAATTCTCTCTTATCGATGTCGATTGTATTTTTGTACTCATCCAGGTGTACGAGTGCGTTGGCGCATTGCGCCACTGTGTCGCTCATGGCCGCGATAGTCGAGTTCTGGATGTTCGGCGGTGTGTTCTTGATGATGAAGAACGACATCAACGAATGGCCCAGTTCAGATTTACCGGACCCCTTCGGCCCGAACAAGTTCAGTATCGGGAATGATTTCGTCGTGCCGACTACCACGTCTCTGAACAATGTGGCAAGGAAGAAGCAGATGCCTATCTTGGCGTTATCCCCGAATACCGCGATCAACTTCTGCGTGAATTCATGTATACCGACTGTCGAGAAATTCGTCTGGATGAACTTGCGCTCGAACTGGTATAGGTTCACTTCTTCTTTGTAAATTGACGAGACTGCAGGTAGGTAGTAATTGCCCTCCTTCATACGCACGATGCCGTATTCATCTGTCGGGTGCCATTCCGTATCGAATGTGCCGTTACCGAAGGCGAAGAACCCCTTGCGCTGCCATCCTAGCTGTATGATTTCTGTGGCCGTCTCCGTTTGCGCGTATAGGAACATTTTCAACTTAGTGAGTTCCTTCTCTGTTACCAACCAGATATAGTTGCCCAGACCCTCCACTCTTTGTTTAAACTTCGCCAGTGAGCTCAGGTCCTCTTGCTTCATCTCGATAATCTCTGTTTGGTTATCCTGATTCTTGATACGGTACAATCGTTTCGGATTGAGCGCATCCTTGATGTGGAACATCGGTATCATTATGAAGTTACTCCATTGAACCGGTCCACCACCGTTGGCGGAGATGCTGAAGTACGCGTTGTACTCCTCATAGAACCCGTACTTGGTGTACAGGTCCCGGTCTATCTTTTTCGATTGGTCCAACACCTTTTTGGCTTGCATCAACTTCTTCGCCTGGTTGATGGCGGTCGCCCATAGGTTTTTGTTTCTGTATTGGTTTTGCAGCGCATCGAGGTACATCTTTTCTTTCACCTCGTCCTTGACGAGCGCCACAAGCTGGCACACCGTGTTGATGGCCGCTGACCTCTCTTCTGTTGTCTCTTTACCCGCAAACATATACCGTGCATACCATAGTATGAAGTCCTCCTCCTCGAGCGTGTTGAACTTGGCTATGTCTGTGCAGAAACTGCCAGGATCATCTTTTACTCCCGGCTTCGTCGGGATTTCTCTGACGGAAACCGAAAAACCGCAGCGCATTGCCAGTTCGCCGTTCTTGATGACGGCTCGGATGCCAGCTCCGTACTTTTCGCCCTCTTTGGGCGTGTCGCTGTCCGGTATGTAGCATATATGCGATGCGTACTTCTTCAGGCTCTCGAACTGTCCCTTGGTCCATGCCGTGCCTAGAGCTGCCACCACATTCTGCACACCTATTGATTGCAGCTTCATCACATCTGGCGCTCCCTCCACCGCGTAGAATCGGCCCGCCTTAATACCCTCGCGGATGGCGATATCTATTCCGAATAAGGATTGACCCTTTGAGTAGATGTCGCTCTCCGCTGAATTCAGGTATTTCGGTGCGTCTTTATCCCCACTGATGTCTCTCGCTGTGAATCCAATTACGTGTCTGTATCTGTCGCGTATCGGAATCATCAATCGGTTCCAGTAGAAGTTGTGGTATCCGTCCTCTTTTTTTCGTACGAGCGAACATTCTTTGAGAATCTCCAGGTTCAATGCGTTCTGTTCAGCGAACTTCACCATGTCGCCACCTACTTTGGGTGCATATCCGATGCCGGCTTCCTGCACATACTCCTTGCCCCATCGACTGACTGCATAATCCAGCGCATTCTTGCCTTGCGGTGTGTATAGCATCTCTTGGAAGTGCCTCTGTGCTTTATCGTTCGCCACCCACATGGCCTCTCTCTTCATTTGAGCCCTTTCCTCTTCGGGTGTCGGCTTTTTCTCGTCCACTGTTATCCCCATTTTGCTTGCCAATGTTTTGCATGCCTCAGGAAAACTCTGATTCTCGTACTTCATGATGAAGCTGATGACGTTGCCTCCTTCACCGCATCCGAAGCAGTGATACGTGGCACGCGCCGGATTCACGTGGAAGCTTGGCGTTTTTTCCTTATGGAATGGGCAGCATGCCGTGAACCTATGCCCGTTTTGTTTGAGTTCGATCCTTGATCCTATCACTTCGACAATGTCTGCTCTGTTGAGAATCTGATCGATTGTTGTTTGATTTATCATAATGCTCGTATTTTCGGCAAAAATGCCTTACCTTTTATAGAATTAAAATTTCGTCTCTGACTATCGTTGCGCCCTTATTCTTCAAAGCCCAACCATATACCTTTTGTTGGCTTAATTCCTTAATTGCCGTGCAGGCGCATCTCACGAACAATCCATAATTATTTGGGTGTACATTCTCTTCTATCTCAAATACTTCGCCTCTCTTCATCTCCTGCAGCATGGTGTACACTCTGTTGTAATACTCCATCAGTTTGGCCTCTCCGATTCTCTCTTTAACTTCGGCTATCCAGCAATCATCCTGAGGGATCCACTTCGTCAAATCCTGCATCTATCTATCATTTGGCAAGTTCGTGTACAGGTTCATGCACTCCGCCAGAAGCGCTCTGAACATACCGCCATACTCCTCTGCATACTCAAACATCACATCCACCTGCGTGTCGCCGTTATAATCGACTATTCTGTGTCCTGTGACGATTTCTATGGGGAGGTTATCTTCGTGGACTCTCTCAATCATCAGATTGAGCACGCCCAATTCTACCGTGCATTTAATCTCTTTCATCGCTCGTCTCTTCTTGTTCTGACTTAATAATTTCTTCAATCGCTTCGATTTCGAGTTTCTTCCATTTATTTTTCGGTATACGCGACATAAATGTAGGATAGCTCATGTCACATCGCTTCATTACCTTCTCGCGGAACGCGGCCTTTGCCTCTGCCGTCCCCCGGCTTCTGTAGTATTCTTGAATGTTCATACTTAACTTTTTTAATTTTTTATTTGGTTATTATAAAACTTATTATTAATTTTATTCGACAAAAGTATAATAAAAAATATAATTAGAGAAACATATTATACTTTTTATTAGTTAAAATACTCTAAATTAATAAAGCTATATGTATAACGGTCAAGTTATCAGAGATTTGCTTGAAAAGCAGAACAAGAGTAATAAAGAACTCCTTGCTTACCTCGGAAAGGACATTCCCGGAGGTAATTCTTACTTGCGTTCGTTGATGACCGGCAATCCCACGGTGAAGACCTTGGAACCGATAGCGGATTTTTTTGGAGTATCTATGGATGTATTTTTCAATCGCGAAAAAGGTGTCCCCATGCCATCCACGTCTGTAGTTGGTGATGGTAATGCCGTCGGAACCGGCAACACGGTAGGAATCAATGTCCGCGCGATGGAGAAGAATATCGAATTACTTGAGAGGCTTATCGATGACAAAGATAAGAGGATTGAGACTTTGGAATTGTTGGTTAATTACTTAAAGGCTAAGTAGCTATCTGGCTTTGTCTTTGGGACCAAATTAAGACTTAATTTAACTCTGACTCGCGCGAGCCTGTGTATGCGCGTGTTATTATGGCGTTTTTGGATGTACCTCTTTGTTGCTCTCAGGCCTCCGCAACAATAAGAGGATAAGCAGCTTGCAACGAGCGGTTTGTCCTCTTTTCGTTTTTAAGTCGGACTGTGCAGGGACAAGGATGCGTGGTATCCTAATCAGAGGAACTACATCAACGC